GCCGCCGAAAGGGAGCGTAAGGGTGGCATACGCATCTTTGCCCACCGTGTTAGAAACTGCGGTATAGCTTCCACTCTGATGCACCACCTCGATACTATAGCCTGCAGGGGCATGGACGAGCAGTGTTGCCTGTCGAGATTTCGCTTTTGCCGCCTCGCCCTCCAGGATATCCATATTGGCATTGAAATCATTGACGTTATAGAAATCGTTCTGGGACGGTTTTTTTAGTTTCAAGATATCAGTTGTTTCCATGTGGACGCACCTCGTTTCTCAAGAAATAATGAGTATAGGCGGCGAGCTGTGCATGCGTAAAAGCAGCCAGCGTTTGGTGCTGGTTATACATCAGGGACAGATCCAGCACCAGATTTTCCGGCACGATCCGATTCAGCAGCGTTTCTACGTCGTCATAATTCTGTTTGACCTTCAGCATCACACGTACGGTAAGAGTAAAGGTGCTGCCAACCATGGCTACGGTAAAACCATCTTCTCCGCACAGCGTTGTCATCAGTTCCTTCAGACGCCGCAAGGTAAATGGCCTCTGCTCAGTTGCTTTGGTAAGGATGCGAAAGCGTCTATCCGCTATCGGCGCGCTTTCCTGAACCGGGAGTGCAAGCATTTCCTCCCAGCGTTTCGCTCCGGCCGGGGAGAGCGTGGTGATAAAGAACTCATCAGGAGCTGTCCGGACAGCCCGAATGGCCGCCGCGATCTCGGGTTGTTCAGCTTTCGTCAGTTCCTGCATTTCTTTCAGTCCCGCCATGAAGTCAGGCAGATAATCAAGCAGTTCCATTGGACACCTCTCCCAGAACAGGGATTTCCGTCCCAGTAAGCTGAATGTTCGCACCGACGGCATTCAACGTGGTGTTTTCCACATCCAGAACACCGGGGACCGCAAGCACCCGGGTTTCAATCTGACTGATACGGACAGTGATCGCCTCACTGTCTGCCCAGAGCTTTATCAGACTTTGGAAGTATCCTCTGATCGCGGCGGTAACGGCCGCTTGCACATCTGGCCAGCTCACGTTGTTCTCCAGAGTGAGCTTGAATTTGGTATTGATGGTTCTGCCGGTAACGCCGGAAACAGTGACCGTGTGTCCGATGGGGGCAAATCCGATGCCGCTGCCCTGGTCAGTGAGTGGATCCACGGCGTTCTGCACGGAAGCGATCAGTGTAGAGGAAGGGACAGACCACTCACTGTCCACGATGGTCAGTCCGACAGTGCCGCCTCCGGAAGGCGTCCGGAACACCTTCACACCTCCGACGCCCGCCAGAGCGCTGACACGTTCCTTGTAGTCAGACTGATTTCCTCCGAATGCCTGATTGTCATAAGAGTTGAAATAGCGTTCACGCAGACTGTCATCGCTTTCGGTGTCTTTTCCCGGGATCAGGATATCCTCCAGCTCAGCCCCCGCCAGACCGTCTACAAAATCGATGGGAAGCAGCGTACCGTAAAAGCCGTTTCCGATTTCACCGGGCGTCTCCGAAGTCAGGCTATAAGCTCCGGGGGTATTCAGTGCGCCGGTGATGATATAGTTGATCTCTCCGCCAGAAAACCGAGTTCCAATAGGGACGCTGAATGCCGCGCCGCTGGAGCTTGTGAACACGCCCTTTCTGACAGCAGCGGAGGCCTGCCTGCGGATCACGCCACGCTCCATGCACTTGCGGTCGAGATCTTCTCCAGTGGCGGTATCCGGGAACGCCCGATCGAGGATATTGCTGAGCTCCGTGTACAGCGTCGCAAGCTCAGCACAGGCTGGAGCCAGCGCATCATAGATCACAGACCCCTCCCGCTTATCAACGGAAGAAGATACTCTGGAAAGACAGCGGTCCATAATAGTTTCAAAGGTTTGGGTTTCATACATTGGCTGTGATCTCCTCTCCAACCGCTCCAAAGATGGTATTTGCTGTGAAGGATACGGTCAAAAATCTGCGGCCGGAATCAGTCACATTCAGGTCGGTTATGCTCAGAATGCGGTCATCCTGAAGGAGAGCGGACTCCAGCTGCTGCTTGAGATTTGCCAGTGCAGTTTCACGGCTTTTACCGATCAGCTGGCTCCACTCCATTCCGTAGTTCCAGGAATAAATGAGATAGTGGAATCTTTCCGTCTGAAGAATCTTTCTGATAGCCTGCACCATAGCATCCCGGCCATCCAACGTGCCGGAGATGCGCCCAGTCTGGAAGTCAATGCGGTAGGTCTTGCTGGGCATATCCGCCTGCTTGATGATCTCAGTTGTTCCGAGGATTGTTTTCGGTGTAGTCGGCAGCATATCAGAGCCTCCCTAAAATCAAGTATTCCTGACCGCCGTAGTTCCGGAGAAGAACGACCTTGTCTCCGACTTTCAATGCTTCTGCGATATTGGAGTCGAACTGCATCACGCCATGCGAATGGTTCGATGCGACTTCCGTGCTGTGCCCCGGAACAACGTGCTTATGGCCGTACATCTCTTTCAGGACTACCAGCGCCGGCGGGGACAGATAAAATCGGTTGTCAACCAGAACTGTCAGCGGGGATAGTTTTTTGACTTCACCGAAAAGGAATCGAGCCGGGACATTTGCTGCCTCGGTCTGCTTTACGATTTTTTTCAACTCCTCCAGCATCAGACCACCTTCACTTTCAATGACATGGTCTCCTCAACGATGTCTTGCGTCACCTCTTCCACAAGAAATGTGCGACGGACATCGATGCCCGGGAGATCCGCGAAGATAACCTGACCCGCCCGAAGGCCGGGGATGGCCAAGGCTGAAAGCGTCAGACTCTGTTCCGGCCTGTTCCGCAGTTCCAGCATCTTCATGGCCCGGTCCTTGATCTGAGCGGCATTCAAGCTGTCATCCACAGATTCGTGATATTGCAAAATTCCCCAAAGGGCCATGTTATTGCTGTCCTGGGCGATATAAACGTCCCGTTTCCCGGTGGTTTCGTTATCTCGAACAAGCTTTACCTTGTTGTAGGTCTCGCCGTCGATGCTCCTCACATACTCGAATCCGGTTGCAAGGCTGTTCTCGCCGATCACAGGCACTTCCTTCGGGACAATGACCTCTGAGAGCCGCAGGGCGCCGAAGTCATCCCACAGGTAGAACATCCTCCCGGCGTGGATCAGCGTGCGGTCAAGCGCCTCCAAAATGACGTCAAATAAAGATTTGATGTCGAATACCATGGACGGAATGACATACCCGGTATTGGGGATTTGACCGGTCTTCAGCTTATAGTCCTCAGCAATGAGCTGGAGTACCTGATCCGCGCGTTTTCCGCTGAAGACATAAGTGTCCTTATTCTTCAGGTATCGCATCTGGTCATAAGCGAGGATATCAACAAACTCATCTTCCGTTCTGGAGATTTTGAAAACATATCCATAGAACAGGCCTTTTCCGCCGTCAAGCATCGTGACGATCCCGCCCTCCGCCCAAGCAACATCCGAGGAAGAAAGAACGCTCAGTTCCAGCTTTGCGGGGGAGCCGCGGCGTTTTGTCGTCCACTTGGCCGATTTGATCATCGTTGTGATGTCGAAGGCATCCCCAGTCTGGTTGTTCTGATACTGAAAAGTCATGGGATGGTAAACACCTGCCCCGGGTAGATTTTATTGGGGTTCGCTCCGATGGTTCCCTTGTTCGCAGAGTAGATGTCCGTCCACTTGGAGCCGGATCCGTACAGCCGCTTGGATATTGCCCACAGGCTGTCTCCCCGCACGACCGTGTAGGTTTTGGGTACCACTGGCGTCGCTCCACCCCTCTCCTTGGGGGTCTCTGCAGCAGCGGTCTTTGTTCCGCTATCAGAAAGGATCAGCCGCCGTGGGGAATAGTCCTTCCACTCACTGAGCTTGATGGAATAATAGATGTCGCCAACAGCTCCAAAGCGCTCATCATAGGAGAAATCCTCCACGCCCATCTGCGTGTTGATGTCGAGGTCGGATCCAGAGAGTGTGAATTGAACCGGCTCACAGCTGTCTCTTGCGCTTTGGATAGCCCGCACGGCCTCCACCGGGGTAATGATACTCCCGGTCACATACGGAGCGCTGGAGGCGGGGAAGAAGCTGTCCCAGGACACAGACCGCAGTCCCTTCAAACGGAGCAGCAGCACCTCACCGATGCCAAGCACGGTCGCGGTTTTGTTCTTCCCCGGGGAGGAAACTTTCAGTTTCTCGGGAAGGATCGGGAGCTGAAGCATCCCGCCGCTCTGGAACGTCAACGTGATGGCATAGTTCCTCATGCGAGAACCACCTCCGCGCTCTCTGCGATCTCCTCTTTGAGAACCTGCTCGATCTTCTGAATGACGCCGTTCACATCGACCTTTTCGGAAATGCTTGCGCTCATGGAGACGGTGGGTGTTAGTGTCACGAAATTTTGGATATAGCGCATTTCTGCGACATCCCGGAAGAACTGCAGATCTTCATCGGCAATATGGACTTCATCGGCGATCTTCCCAGTGTTGGCTGCGATATCGCTGACGCCGCCGGCGATGTCACCCAGTCCCGCATAATCGCTTCCGCTAAACATCCCAGACACCTTGTCCGCCAGGCCTTCGCCAAAGCGGTACCCGGCGCCGGCGGCCTTGGAGTAGTCAATGTAGTCCATCTTCTTGACGTACTCAACCCAGCCGGACTTATCCTTGACCTTCTGCTGGGCGCTTTCGAGTTTTGCGTAGAAGCTGTCCAGCCCGCTGGTGATGTCCACCGTGACGCCGGGGATCTTATTGATGAGGGTCTCAATGCCGCTGGCCATTTTCGAGATATAGCCAAGCACCGTCAGAGCCATATCATAGAAAAGCACCTTGACCGCGGCCACCGGGTCATTGAACAGATTCCCGATGAAGTTGGCAAACATAGCAAATCCGTTCTGGAGGGGGATAATCGTATTGTTCAGAACATGTGCGCCGAGAACGGCAAAGGCGCCCATGAGGATCCCGGTTGCAGAAACGCCGGATCCTGTGAACTTATTGAAGGCAGCCACTCCGGCATACAGGGCGGCCACCAGGACAGCGAGCATCATTACCACCCAGGTAACGGGGCTGGCCAGCAAAGCGGAATTGTAGGTGAACTGGGCGGCGGACGCTGCTGCCGTACTCCCGGTCAGAACGCCGTATCCGATGGTCAGGAAGTTCACCAGGCCGTTATAGATACCCATGGCGGCCGACGCAATCTGTGTCCAATGCGCGGCAACCTGGAACACCAGAAAGGCGGTTCCAAGTCCCAAAACAACCGGCCCAATCACGGAGATGTTGTTTGCCACCCAGTTAATTGCAGACAGCAGCGGGTTCAAAGCACGGATGGCGATATTGGACGCCATTGTCCAGACCTGCCCCCATTTCATGGGCATTTTGGCAAACCGCTCCTCCACCTCGTCCGCAGTACTGAACAGAGCCGCCTTGATGACATCTGCAGTGAGCAGTCCTTCAGAGGACCAGTCTTTCATAGCCCCTTCGGCGCCCTGCACATTACGCATATAGTCTTCAATGGCTTTCGCCAGCAGCGGGGCGTTCTCGATGATGCTCCGGTACTCGTCGCCCTGGAGACGCCCGGAAGCCATGGCCTGTGTCAGCTGGTACATGGCCGAAGATTGCTCCTGCGTGGACGCGCCGCCGATGGTGAAGTTCTTGTTCATCAGCTCCGTGAAAGCAATCATCTCATCATTGCTGTTGAACGCATCGCCCGCCAGCAGGCCAAGCTTGGAGATCGTTGCCGCGGTATCGGTATAGGACGCCCTGGCCCGCATGGCAGAGGCATAGATCTTCTTATTCAATTCATCCACCGACCCGCCATCGTCAACGATCAGTTCAAGCCGAGCCTTATTCCCGGCAAGCGTATCGGATAGGCCTACCAGCTTCGAAAGGCTGAAAGCAGCGCCGGCGGCGCCGATATAGCCCTTGATGCGCTGCCAGACATCGCCAATCATACTGGCCTGCCGTTCGGCATCCTGCTGCCGGCGGCTGAAATCATTGACATTATCAGCAGCGTTCTGCACAGACCTGGAAGCCCGGTCAAAGTATTCCGCCGTGTTTCGCCCGGCGGCATTCGTGGCGGTATCTGCCGCTCTGGCAGCCCGTTCAACTCGGGCATACCTGTCCGCGATCCGTTCCAGACGGCGGCTGGCGGCGTCCCGGACAGTGATTTGGCTGGAGACCGACACACCGGTCACCTCCTCTTCAGCTTTTCTTCCCGCTCCTTTTCCCGCTTTATCTGCAGGTCAATGGAGGCATAAATGAAAGCACGTTCTCTGGACGGGAGCGCCATCAATTCCCCGGGAAGGATGTTCAGTCTCTGGAGGGCAAAGTGGGCATAGTTCGCCTCGCCATTGCCCCCCTCTATCAGTTTTTTGCTTCTTCCTTCTGCTCGTTGATGTCATCGGAGAACCCGTTGATATCCTGAATCGCCATGAGCAGGTCAAGAAACTGACCGGGCTTCAGAAGGACGTCAATCAAGCTCTCGGCGCCGCGTACGCCGTGATGCGCCTGCAGCTCCGCATCCTTGAAGTTCGGATCCAGGCAGCAGGTGGCGATCAGGCGGCAGTTGTAGAGGTCATTGTTGGTCTCCACTTCCTTCTGATGCGTCTTCTTGTTGAAGGTAGTCGTCTGGCAGCTCTTACGGATCTCTTTGTTCTGCGCCTCGGTAATGCTCCTGATGATAAACGGCTCCGGGAAACCGGAAATATTGACAGTGGTCTGAACTTCCTTGCCGGCACCGTCGCTCATCAGAAAATCCATCAGCTTATCCGGGGAAAGAAATTTTTGAGCTTCCCATAACTGTCGGTATTCTGCCGCTTTCTCTCGATACAACGCCGCAGCGGCTTCTTTTTCCTGCGCTTCTCGCCGGCGAGCTTCCAGCAGAGCGGATCTCTCTGCCATGCTGGGACGCTCGCCGGTGAGACCAAGCCCAAAATCACAGTTGAGCTTCAGGCACGCTTGCGCGAAACTGAGTCCAAACAGCCGCATTACAAAGTCAATCACGCTGCCGCCGGCGCCGCATCCGAAACAATGCCAGCCGGTTTTACTGCCGTCGTAGACTTTCAGGCTTCCGTGGTTGTCTCCGGTATGGAAGGGACACTGGATATAACCGCCGCGATCCGGATGAAAGCCATACAGCTCCACCACCTGACGAGTTGTCAAACGTTCCTTGATCTGTCGGGCCAGATCATTCCCAGGCATCCGCGGCCAGCTCCTTGTAATTCAGGATGACAGTCAGGTGCTTGGTGGCTTTACAGTAGTCGCAATGCTCGCAGCGGGTCGGTTGAATGCGACCTTCCTTGATTGCCTGGTATCGCGGCGCCCGGTCCTCCACTTCAGCCAGCTTGGCAGCCAGGTCCTGCGATGTAAAGGGCCTCCAGATCAGGGGATTCTTCCTTTGTGCCAACTGCCAGAACGAACGGCAGCATATTGCCCTCGATGGCCTGATAGATGGCTCCCTGAATATCATAGCCGTAAAACTCGATGAACGGGATCTTGCAGTGATCCTCGGCCGACCACACATCCGTCATATCCTTCATGGCTTTCTGGTCTACAATGGCCCCATCACAAAAGCCCAGTGCGGCTGCCGTATTAGGGAAGCGCTGCACAATGGCTTTGCAGGTGTCGCCATCCAGCAGGCTGTCGATTTTGATTTTGAACGGCACACCGGCAATCTCGCCGGTACGGATGACCTGTTTCCTGCCAGACATCAGAAGCATATAAAGCTCATCCGACTGCATACGCACAACTACCTCGGTAGCCCGGAGATATTCAGCCTTCAATGTACCGTCCCGCTTGAAGATCTCCGGGTGCTGTGCCTGATAAAGAGGCAGCTCCCCGGAAAACCATGCGTCAATGTAGCCGCCGACCAGAAGGGCCGTGGAGGAAGGGGGATGGTACTCCCCCTTCAGCTCCGCCAGCGCCGCCGCTTCACATTTCTCGAAAGCCTTAAACTGCGTGGAGCCCATGTAGGCCATGTTCATTTCAGGCGAGTAATAATTCTCAGCCGTAACAACAGGTAGGGACATCACAGCACCTCCCCGGTCTCCGGATCGACCTGGATGTGCTCAGGATCGAGTTCCTGCTGCATTTCCGCAGCGGTTTCAGCTTCCTGCTGTGTTTCCGCAGCGGACGCAGCTTCCTTTCGCTTCTGAGCACAAGCCGCGCAGAGGGGAACGCCGTAATGCTTGATGGTATAGCCGGCAAGCCAGCGGGCATCTTTTCCCATGGCAGGGGTGATCTCCTGTCCGCAGTCCGTACAGGGCGGTACCGGTTCCTGTTTCTGCACGCGGGGCTTATAGGGCCGGATGCGGATGCCGTCAGTCATACCGCCATCCTGCGGGTCCCGGACATTATGATCCACAAAAAGCTGGATCTGCTTGCCAACCAGCGTGGATGCCTTGGCGTCGCCGAACAGCTTTCGCAGCGTCTTTCGATTGGTCGAATTGACGATCAGCGGCCGGACCTGCATAACGCCCGGCACACGTTCTTCCGTGAAGGAAAGCACGTCCTTGTTCTCTTTTCCACGCTGGAGCGTCACGGATCCATACCAGAGGCCGGCAATCGTGAGTACCGGCTCCACACCGTCATCGATGTCTTCGGCTCCAAGATATTCGGATTCCCGCATCTGGCCCAGACGCTCATCTCCGGTCAGCTGGCGCAGTCTATCTTTCGTCATCATGATTACATTCCTCCGTTTGATCTGATACTCTTGGAATAGCAGCATCCACGATAGCCATAATAAAACGGCATTCCTCGTAGCAAATATTGGTATCCGCCTTGATGATGATATCCATGATCTTGGCTGCGGCCTTCATCAGGTTTGCCATTCTATACGGTGGGACATAAAAGCCGGTAGTTGTGAGGAGACGCTCTTTTTCAGCCTGTAAACGTTCCGCAGCAGTCACAGCTCTGTCACCTCCAGCGCATCGGAGTCCGTCACCCGCGTGGCAATCAGCTGGAGGCCCTTTTCCTTGCACTTGGCGTACAGCCGATCCCGGCTCTCCTTATCCAGCCGCTCAGCGCCATCCACGAGAATGATCTGGAGCTGGCCGGGCTTACTGAAATATCCACGCACAGCTCCAGCAGCTCACCGTCAGAGAGATTGGAAATGGGCAGGCCCCGGATCAGCGGCACGCCGTTTTCCACGGTCAGGCCCTCCACGGGGATCTTGGCGGTTTCAAGGATCTTCGCCGGCAGCTCTCTGGCCAGCTCGATTTTCCGGGTGAACTCAGAGGATTGCTCCGTGAGATCTTCCAGTTCCGCCTGCATGGCTACCATGCGCTGGTACTCATTGAGGTGCTTCCGCATCTCCTCGGCGGTATCCAGTTCCTGCGAAAGGGCTGTGGTGTCCACCGGCTCCCGGCCTGCGTAATCCGCCGCAACGCCCATATCCTTCTCCAGCTTGGCTGTGGCAGTCTCATATTTGGACTGCACCACATCGGCCTTTTCATGCCGGCGCTGTTCCATGCCGGACAATTTTTCTTCCGTGGCCTTCAGCTCCGCTTTCAGGCGTTCCATCGTGCCGGTCAAGGATGCACGTTCTCTGGCAATATCACTGTCAATGGCAGCCAGATCCATATCCCGCTGCGCTTCCAATCCCCGGAGTTTGGCGTCATAGCCGCTGCGGAATGCCTTTGCCCGCTCAATACGGCTGTTCTGTTCCCGCAGCCGTTCCAGCTCCCGGTATTTCTCCCCGGATGGATAATTGTTCCAGCGGTCATAGTCATAGCCAGACGGAATATCCTTGGCAATATCGGCAATGAAAGCCTGCTTGTTGCGGATATCCCGATTGATGTTTTGCCGAGACTGGAAATAGATTCCGTTTTCCGCCTGAATATCATTCAGGACCTCAAGGATATGCTTGGAGTAATCGACACCCTGCGGGATCTCACCGAACTGCTCTTTGATCCAATTCATATCCCACTGAAATTCAATGAGGTTCAGGATCTCCCGGTTTTTCTCCTGACGGGAGAGCTGCGTAAACTTCACCGGATCCAACTGGAGCGGCGTGAAGATCTGGGCCAAGAACTCAGCTGGTCTTGTCTGAAGCATGGAGCCGTCCCGCACCTTCACCGTGCCGGCGGATTTGGCGGGCAGGGCCTTCCGGTCAATGGACAGGCCGGTATTGGTCTCAATGATGATTTCGCCCTCATCGGCGCCCTGGTGAACGATATAGTCCCGGTCAGAACGGTTGGTGAGGGCATAACGGATGGCATCCAGCACAGACGTCTTTCCGCTCCCCTTGGGGCCGGAGATCTCCACGGACTTCCCATCAAGGGTAGTCTCCCGGATGCCAAACAGGTTTTTGATCGTAATTTTTGTGGTTTTCATTGACATTCTCACTTTCTACCCCTATGATAGGGGTGAAGTTGTTCGGCATGGTGCCGATCTGCCCCTGACAGGTGTGCGAGACCTGCCAGGGGCATTTCTTTTTACAGAACAACGTGGACGGAACCTTCAGACACTTCCTGCTCCAGTCTGCCTTCCAGATACTTCTTGATGGTTTCCCGGGCAGTCAGACGCCACATGCCGCCGTCAGCCTCAATGAAGCTGATACCCCGGTCACTGACGCGAATCAGGAAGATGCTCTCCGGCTGCTCGACTTCCTGGAAGGTACGATAGGGCCGGAGCTTCACCAGCGGGCGAATCTGCTCGTTGGTCTGGAGTGCTACTCCCTTCTGAGTGGTAATAGTGGTGGCGATCCCGTTATCGTTGTAGATCACCTTGGCTCCCAAAGAGATGTCGCTGACCAGCTTCATGGCATAGAGCGTATCCGGCGTTTCCTGGAAGCGGGTGCGGAGTGCGATCTGGGCTTCCTCAAAACCGAGGGCGGTCTTTGCCTCCCAACCGGGAACGTCTGTGGCGTGTGCTTCATAATAGACCTGCCGGAAGCAGCGCTCGTCATAATCTCTGGACTGGCCGAAGCAGCGGACAGTCTTGCAGTCCGGAACGGCGATGTACAGCGGGGCATCCATCTCGCTGGCTTCGGTTCTGACCATCGTTACCAGCGCGTCCAGACTGTTCAAGTCCAGTGTGTCCGGATGGAAAATGGTGGGCAGGATCTCCTTTACATTACCGTCATCGGTAATGCGGAAGGTGGAGCCGTTCACCGTGGTAATGAGCGGTTGCGTGGTCTTCTGGATGTGTTCGATAAATTCTTTCAGCATGGTGTTGTCTCCTCATCAGGCAAATTTAACGAGTTTGAGCGCCGGGGGTGCTTCCTGTTCGGTTCCGGCAATTCCGAACTGGCCGGGAATCTGCGGGACCATCTCCACAACATTTTCCTCGTCGGCCACATACAGCATGGTGGTCACAGCGTTTGTGGGTACCAGAGCGGATTTGACCGTATAGCTGACGCCGATATTCTGCCGGCTGTCATCCGCTTTCAGTTCGATGGTAACGGTGATCTTGCGCTTGGCCGTTGCAGAGGTGTTGGGATCCATAATGTTCGCAATCGCCTTGGTCATCTCGAGATCTGTGACCTCCAGAAAACCGCCACGGGCCATCTCCAAAATGGATTTCTTCGCGTATTCATTCATGGGGGTTCTCCTCCTTTCTTTCGTAATAAGGGCTCCAGCCCTCTGCCGGACGCCCCGCGGCTAACCTGCTCGGGGCAGCCCGGCAAAAAGAGAGTTGCGGGCGCCGGGAACGCCCGGCAGAAGGCTGGATATATACAGGCTCATGCGCTGGCTGTTGCTTCCTTTCTGCATGGGCCAATAGCATGAAGCAGATCCTTGACGCTCTGGGCACCGTGAAGATCCGCAATCATGGAATAAATCTTACCGTATCGGTGCGCATAGACAGCGCCACACTGGGGGCAGACATGGGCCGGGTGGCCGTTCAGATCAATGGAGAGGGTAGCGTCCTGACAGCGAGCACAATACAGCATCATAGGGCATCTCCCCGCGCCACCCAGTAGACGGTGGCGGTACGGCGGCCAAGCTGCTGGGCTTCGGCGTGGCTGCCGACGCAGAGATCAATGCGGCTGCCCTTGATGGCGCCGCCGGTGTCCTCAGCCCGGTATCGGCGCAATCCCGCACCGTCACCGTAGTCCACCAGCAAAACAGCGCCCAGTGGAATCACTGAAGGATCTACCGCCACCGTGCTATACGGCGTGGCATGGGTGCCGCTGGCGGTGAGGCCGTCCACTTTGCCGCAGCACTCGACGCAGCAGTCATAGTGGGTCACGGTGACATTCTCCAGCACGTGGGCCTGATCCAGTCTCAGAGGCTCCTGAGCCGGGGTGTCATCCCCAGACAGCCGCCCATTATCGAGGGGAGAGATCACAGCCGAAGGTGTGGCCGGTTCCGTGGTGGTTGCCTTGGCCGAGATCACCAACGCCACGCCGGCGATCAGGGCGGCGAGGATCAGCGTCAAAATGGCGTTCAGCTTCCAAGCCCTGGCGGTGCGTTGGGCCTCACTGGCTCTGCGGTGTGCTTGTCGAGTGCGTTCCGCTGCGGCTGCCAGTTCCACGGCATCACAGTGCTGCTGGGACAGCCAAGCGACCTGCAGGGCGTCCACATCGGCCCGGAGCTGGGCAACCTGCCGATGCAGTTTTTCACTTCTCTGGCTCATGCTACGATACCTCTTTTCTTTGTTGTGGTCGGATCGGGGAAATAGATGTGCATCTCCTCTGGGCTGATTCGGCAGAGTTCCATGGTTCGGTACATTTCCTCGATATTCCAGGCGACGTCGCCTTGCATCCTTTGGCTGACCGGGCTGGGGGAGAGGCTCAGCGCATAGGCCAGATCATTTTGCGTCAGCCCTAACTCCCGGAGACGGGCAGACAGTTTTCCGTAGCGAGGTATTTTCATCGGTGTGTACTCCTTTCGTTTTGATTGTGGTAGGTATGGGCTTGTCTCCCTTTCTCCAGCGTGATAGACTACTGGCAGAAAGGAGGTGAGGCAAATGTTCTCGATGTCAAAAAAAGAGCTGGTTGCTAGATTGCAAGTTACAGCAGATCTCGATTTATCTAAATTTGGAGATGATATGAAAAGCAGGAAAATGCTTCTATTAACATCCTCTGGAATAATCTCATGCTCCGATATCAGCCTTCGTAGCTATGATGATGTTCTGAAAGAATCTCGGGAAACCAGTAGTGTCAACTTGCTTGATCTTGCTCTAACAGCACCGCTACCAGAACGCATAGAAACTGAAGATGATAAAAAAGTGTTTCTATACTGTGTAGATGTGCAATTTCTTCCAAATTCCGGTGGAAACATTATCAATATTCCTGCTATCTGCATTGATCTTGATAGTGTTTCTGGATTTTCTCTTGGAAATCTTTTGGAATCCTACCAATAACTGCAGGCGAAAAAGCTAAATTGGATTGCCGGCCTTGTACTTGCACTACGAGGTCGGCGATTTCTTTTGGCGTGCCTTTAATCGTCAGTTCCATGCTCTCCCTCCTTTCTGACTGGGATCGCAAATCCTTACTAATCATCCTTGGTGATCTCCTTTCAATAATCTGTGGTAGGTATGGGGATTTGCTCTCGATGCGGCGAATTACCCTTTAAGAGTAATTCACCGCAAAAAAATAATATCCTTGTACTCTACACCGTAGACATTTTCAATCCGCTTAATTATCTCGACATTAGGATATCTTCTGCCCGCCTCATAGTTTTGCAGGCTTGCAAGACTAATTTTAAGGGCTTTGGCGGCCTCGGCCTGAGTTAAGTTTTGATTGACTCGAGCAGCTTTAAGGGTGATTGGCATAAGACTCAGCCTCCTTTCGCTCTTAATGATAACCCTAAAAGGGTAATTCGTCAACCCCAAAAGCGTAGAAAAATATTTTTTCTATTGCTTTTCTTATTCTTAAAGTGTACAATCGTAGTCACAAGGCGGTGAGAGGAGATACAAAATGAAGAACGATTTGGGCAACAAAAAGATCTTTGCGGAAAACTTACAGCGCTATATGGAGCAGCACGGCGTTGACAGAAACAAACTCTGTGCAGATCTGGATTTCAAATATACGACTGTGAGTGGCTGGCTGAGTGCCGAAAAGTATCCACGAATCGATAAAATAGAAATACTTGCTCACTACTTTGGCATTAAGAAGTCAGATCTGGTAGAAGACCATAGCAAGGCAGATAAATTGGGGCGTATATTCGTTGATGTGACTACGGCACTGAATCTGAATATCCCAGAAATGCAAGAAGACCTCGGAGTTGACCGAAAAACCATCGAACGATTGATTTACAATAAGAATACTTTCCTAAAAAAGGAATTTACGCTTCTTGAAAAAGCATACGGTGTTCCAGTTTCTGTCTGGGCGGGGGAAAAAACGTTCGGTGCGTGGCTTCATGCGCTACTTCATAGCAAAGAAAATGCACAAATCTACAAATTATATGCGCAGTTGAATCCAGAGGGACAGGCAAAGGCCGTTGATATGTTGGACGATATGGTGCTATCTGGGAAATACAGTGTTTAATCTTATGACAGGATCAAGATGATACCAATCAGCAACGCGTAGATAAATAAAAAACCGCCCCCGGTGTTACCAGCACCGAGGACGGTATCGCGCAAATTTCCCATACCTACCACAGTAATGAAAAATGAAAGGCACACTAAGGCACCACTGCGCCCTTTTATCTTACCACGAAAGGGTGCTGGTGGCAAGATGAAAGGAGTTTTTATGTCAGAAAGAAAAAATGAGGCCGCATGGATTGAGAGCCGGAGCCGCTGGCAGATCAACGTACAGGACAACGGCATCCGCAAGACCTTCACCAGCGCCCTCGCTGGCCGGCGCGGCAAAGCTGACGCCGAACGGAAGGCCGAGAAGTGGTTGAAGGATCATACAACCTCCGAAAAAACCCGGGTGGATGTGTTCCTGGATCAGTATACCGACTACCTGAAGGAAACCAAGAGCAAGAGCCACGCTTCACAGTACAGTGGTTTTATCCGCCTCTACATCCAGCCCGTCATCGGCGTGTTCCGCATGAACAAGCTTACTGAAGGCGACCTGCAGACCGTGATTGACCTGGCATATTCCAAGAATAACCTCGCTGATAAGACGCTGCGGGATGTCCGGGGCTGTCTCTTGAATTGGCTGAAATGGTGCCGGAAGCGGGGCAAGACCAGTCTGCACCCGGAAGATCTCACTATCCCCGCCGGCGCCAAAAAGTCCGAGAAAAGAATTGTGTCGCCGGACGGCCTGAAAACACTCTTCTCCTGCAGCACAACGCTGTGGCGGGGGAAGCCTACAGAGGACTTCTATATCCACGCTTATCGCTTTGCGGTCCTGACCGGGCTCCGGCCGGGGGAGCTGCGTGCGCTGGAGGACAAAAACGATATTCAAGGCACGAGGGTCACTGTCCGGGGCGCTATCAATGTTCACGATGAGGCCACGCAGGGGAAAAATAATAACGCCCGGCGGACCTTCCAATTGTCCAGCAGGGCAAAGAGGGAAGTGGAGGCCCAGCGGACTATGCTGCGGCAGTATGGTATAGTTTCCCCATATCTTTTCCCAGCTCCGGACGGCGGCTGCCTGGTCCATAAGAATTTTTACAGAGCATGGGGGAGGTACTGCGAGTTCAATAAAATCCCGCACACCTCGCTTTATGAGCTCCGGCACACCTATGTCAGTGTCAACAAGGAAATGCCGGAGGGTTTGAAGAAGATGACCATCGGGCACAGCCAAGATATGGATACCGAGGGCACCTATGGGCATCAGATGGCGGGGGACTTGGCAAAGGCTGCCGCTTATACAGAGCAGGCGTTTGACGATGTGATTTCGCTGAAATAA